CTGGTGGTGGGTTGATCGTGTTGGTTGATGGCCTCAGGCTAGCGCTAACACGACAACAGCCAGGAAGTGAGCAATTATCCGGGTCGGGCTGATGAACCTGTGGTCACCTCTAGAATGACTGCAGGCGAGGCTAGATCCGCCCGTAAGGGAAAATTTGGGCCATGAGGGGCCCCACGCGCACACACAAGCGTGCAATCACCGTAGGTTAGATCCAACACCGCCAAGCCTATACTGAAAACTGCCCTACAACCTGTAGACGCCATCCAACCCGGGGTACCTGGGCGATGGTTCGACAATGGGGGGGGTCTCTAGCGGAAAAACGGTGAAAGTGTGGGGGGTGGGGGTGATCTGTCACGTGGGTAAACTACCCGCGGACATTTCACCCAATGCATCCCAGTACAACCTTTGTACAAATGTGTCTCGGCAGAAGAGATATAGGCGGCCAGCCCGAATAAAGTGTCCCCCCCAACATATGAACGATAAAGCTACTGCATAAGAATAATCATGTTCTCTGCACTTTGCCGCCTCATGCCATCACCTATCCAGTTGTTAGCCCCTGGGCTACTCTGGGGAAATCGTGAGGAATACTCGTATGAATTGAAGAACGGCCTGATGGAGGTGGTGACTACCAATCACTACACCCATTCGGCCATTGTGCGATACGGCAGTATTGCCGCTGTTGTCGGGCTCGCTGTGATGGCGGAGCGCAACATCGGCAAGACCACAACTGTCGTAAAGGAAGTTACTGAGTACTTCTGCCCAGCCTTAATTGGCAAAACTCAGGAGACCCCTATCAGGAGGGCACTACGCATCGCTGGCGGAGCGGTGTTGTCGTTTGCCATGCTGCGCAACAGATGCGCGCGCCCTGGATTAAAGAGTCTCATCGGTGGTGTCATGGGTGACACTGCTGCGTATCATTATGTGCCCATGCGGAGGCGGAATGTTACGGTGAAGGTCGACGCTGATTCATGGTTCGACCTTTTCCTGTACTTCGCCTCTGTCATGTGGGTGGCATCCATCCCAGCGTGCATCTATGCCACGCGTGATGAGCCACCAACTGCTGATGCGATCCTTGATTATCAAGCGTGCGAATTGTACGCGATCAAGGCGAACGCCTATCTCTCTCCCAATGTGGTTGATGAGGAGTACCACCTACCGGTCGTTTACGCGACCGGAACTCGCCAGGAAAAAGGACTGGTTGAGGATGGTGGTGCTGTCCTTGCCGCACACATTGTGACACCAGAAAATGGCATTGCAATTGACCGGCCAATCGACAAACAGGCTGAGGTCGGCACAGTAGCGGTCCGGAGATATGTGATCCCCGGGCGACTGTGTCGGTTTCTTGTCACCAACATGCGCATGACAACTGTTGCGCTGAGGGATGACCTTGTAAATCGTGCGGCCGCGTTCCGGATAATGAGTGAGATCTGCAAGGCTATTGAGGGCCCCACCGCCTTAGAGCGCTCCGAAGCGCCAATGGAGGCCCTCAACTGGATTTGGCATCCAAGCTTTGCCCAAATTGAAGATCACATTCGAGACAAGCGGCGCCCACCCATACGCATTACTGCGGATGGCGCCGGTGACGAGGCCTGGCGGCCGAGTCCCCCTAAAACGCAATAGGGTTGTCTTGTCCGCAACTTCGGATTTTCATGCCCGCATCTACGCATTGACCTCGTTCGATTGGGGCAATTGCTAGCGGATGGAAACTGCTTGCCGAAGTTGGAGAGGGCTGCAAACCAAGCAAAAGAGTATAGCTATGTAACAATTGACGCGCTTATGCCCAAGTGTCAGTTGATAGTTCACGCTCCAAATATCGATAATGGGTTAAGGGCGGTGCTCACCAGGGTCTTTTGTGTCAAGGACCCCATCAATGGTGGGTACAAACCATGCCCCGAACCAGCAAATCCCAAAATATTCAAGACCCTGAATCACATAAAGCGCAGGATTGTGTCTATGACTCGCGTGACTGCCGTTGTACCTCTGGAACAAGCAAGTTCCATGTATTTCGGTACAAAGCGACGAGTTTATGATAGAGCCTACGAATCATTGTGTCTGGAGAAGTGGAGTATTAAGGATTCCTTCATTAAGGCCTTCACCAAGAAGGAAAAGCTGGTCGTGGTGGCGGGGATGGACAGCTACAACAAACATGTAGACCCATCAACCAAGGATCCAAGGATTATACAACCGCGTTCACCGCGTTATAATCTTATGTTGGCTAAATATCTCAAGAGGAACGAACACCGACTCTTTGATGGTATTAACCACCTCTTTGATAGTGGACATGGAATCCCAACTGTGATGAAGGGACTCAATGCACGCGATCAGGGAGCTGCAGTTTCGGCTGCATGGAACCGATTTAAAACCCCCGCTGGAATACGCATGGATTTTTCACGTTTCGACCAACACGTGTCACTTGAAGCACTACAGTTCGAGCACTCATTCTATGTCGACATGTTCCACAAGCGCGGCTTATCAAACAGCCACGCGGACATGATAGAATTGAAGGCATTGCTGAAATGCCAGTTGCATAATCGCGCAACATTCGCCACCCAAGACGGTTTCTTTCGATACCGAACTAGGGGAAAGCGAATGAGCGGCGATAATAATACTGGATTAGGCAATGTCTTATTAGTGTGCACTATGTTCTACAAGTACATGAGTAATCTCGGAATTGGAATCCCCGACTTCCACCTCGTAAACAACGGCGACGACTGCTGTTTGATCGTGGAAGAAAAGCATGTCAAACAAGTCGTGAAAGGCTTGGACAAGTTCTTTATAGCCTTCGGCTTTGAGATTGAAGTCGAGGGGGTGGCGACAATACTGGAACAGATTCGGTTCTGCCAGTGCCACCCGATTGAAGTGACTCCTGGTGAGTACATTATGGTTAGGGCTATCGATGCTGCCCGTGCCAAGGATTGTACAAACCTACACTCACTCATCGACCAGAGAGCAATGTTCAATAAATGGAGGGGCGATGTCGCTGGGTGCGGCTTAGCCCTGTGCGCAGGGATTCCCGTCATGCAGGAATTCTACCTGGCGTTGGCGCGTGGCACGACGGTCACGCGTAACACCACCTTGTCAAGTGGTATGGACTTCTTGGCGCGGGGATTGCAGACCCGCGTATCACCAATCACTGACACTGCGCGAATTAGCTTCTTTTTGGCGTTTGGGCTTGACTCAGCCTATCAACGCGCCTTGGAAGCAGCCTACCAAACAACAACCGTCGGATACTACGTGCCGTCTCAAGCTATTGACGGCAGCCATCATGGCAATCTGATCTGAGCATGGGGTCCGCTGGATAATGACCCAAAACGGTGCCGCACCCACGGCTCAATATTTCCGTGCTAAACTTGGATAGGGGAGGCGGCGCGGCTGCTGTTGCTAGCAAGGTCATTGCAGCATAGACAGCAGAATGCTTACGCCCCAAAGTGTGCAATTCACACACCCAGGGAAACCTGGGTGATTCACTATCCACCAAATGCCGACAGACTGCACGGGTCAACGTTCAGTACCAGCGGATGTACAGTCGGAACAAGCAAGTTCGGACCCCATACAAATGCCAACAAAACAAAACAAACCAAGACGCGCACCTGCGCGCTTCGACGCAGCCAAGCTTATGGCTTCGTTGAAAACCAAATCCAAGTCAAAGCAACCCAAGCGCCAACGCGCCACAAACACACAACGAATGGTGTCAGCACCAGCGGCCATGGGCCGTGTTACTCGTGCCCCTGCGGGGCCGAGGATCCGGTCCACCCCTGGTGGAATTCGCACCACCCACTCCTGCCTGTTCACTAAGGTAGCCGCGGGTGCTGCTGTGAACGCCTACAGCAACGTTTATGGTATGATCAACCCTGGTCTGCCCTTGCTGTCCGGTGCATCATCCGTAAACGAGAGTTGCTTCTCATGGATTCAAAACATCGCGCGGAACTTCCAGCGGTACAAAATCCATAAACTCAACTTCCGCTATGAGCCGTCCTGTGGCACATCCACCGCAGGACTGTTGGGCATGGCGATTTCCTATGATAGTCTTGAGACATTGCCGACTTCGTTGGCACAGCTCATGATGATCTCTGGGTCTTCAGCCGGCCCGCTCTGGGCGGAACAGCGCATTTCGGCAGGTCCTGTGGGCTTACGGTCCCAACCTCCTGTCACTGGTCGACTAGTTCGATCGGGTGCTGTGCCTGGTCTCACGTCGTATGTTGATTACGATTTGGGATACGTTGTCGTCGCCACCGAGGACTGTGCAGCCAACCAATCGGCTGGTTTCGTCTGGTGCGATGTCGACATTGAGTTCTTCCTTCCTGTTACCGCCTAGGATCAGGGTCCTAGCTCGCTATTTACCTGGGTCTCCTCCATCGCTGACGTCGAAAGCGTACCGGGGGCCCCCTATGGTGACATACCCTCTGCCGGCCTTGTTGCTGGCTACGGGCCGGCTGGCGCCTTTCCCTTGTTTATTCGCCCTTATCTTGCTGTGCTTATCCCAACCATTTCAGCTGTTGGTGATGCCGGCCGGATATTCGTTGAGATCAAGGGAATCAGCGGCACGCCGATTTCACTACAAACTATCACAACCGCATCATCGGTTGATGTCACAATCACCACGGTGATTTGCTCCAATTCTGTAGGGACTGACACGATTTGTCTGACCGCGATGTACACTGTAACTGGCCCAGCCCCCGAAGTTCATTTCGGGTGTGGCATTGGGACAAACGGTGCCACAATCCAAACTCGGACAACCGCAGCACTCCACACAGAGAGCGAACCCACCTGGCCCTAGCGAGCATGATGGCCAACCACCAACCAACACAAACCAAGGGCCAGCTAAGCCCTTAAATTAGCCGGTATCCAACCGTTATTGGAGATCGTAGAGCTGACTACACTTATCAGCCGTACCCCATCGTAGGGGAGACACGAGCAACTCTGCATTGTGCACTCGGGCCTTACAACCCCGCTCGTAGTAGTAGTGGGTGGAAGAGTGGACACCTGTTGGTAGCAGGTGGAGCCGGCGTCCGGGACAGTATTCCCGTACGGGGCTTGTCATTCAACACTTGTGGTCGTTAAGAAAACTTAAACAAAGAAAAAGAGTAACGGTCGTCAGATCTGCAGCTGAGCACTGCAGAAACAACACCTCGGGAGCACCAGGCACGTTTCGACGCGAGCCTGGGGGCGCTAAGCACCCGGAGGATTACCAAAATAAAGCAGTTTCACTGC